CCAAGCTGGTTCTGTGGGCCATCGCGCATTGTGCCGAGCGGGGTCGGCTGCCCGCCACGGCGGCGCAAATCGCGGAATGGACGGGGCTGGACTACTACATGGTACAGCGCCGACTATGCGACCTGGAGCGCGCGGGGAAAATCAAGCGCGAGAAGGAAACCGTGACGTGCCCGGTGACAGGTCGGCCCGCGCACAGGATTGATCTGGCATGACGAAATGGGCGAAGCGAATAGTGGAATGGATTGACGGCGATACACTCTATCTATCCGTTCCATTCACATGGCTACTGCCAGACGCGGAACACCGCGCCATGCACCATCGTGGGCGGGTCGTTGCGGGCGGCCCGGCGGTAGACTTGGCGCAATGCGACGCCCCCGGCACGCCGGAGCATATTACATGGGCCGAAACACCCGGCGAATGCCCTATCCACGCGCTGCCAATCCATAACGACGATGCTACGTTCACAACGCGGGGCTGCCCGAATCGCTGCGAATTTTGCGCCGTGCCGAAGATTGAGGGCGCATTCCGAGAACTACCGTGCTGGGAGCAGCGGCCCATTATCTGCGACAACAACATTCTGGCCGCGAGCCGGACACATTTCGGGAATGTGATTGATTCAGTCAAACACCTTCCCCGCGTGGACTTCAACCAAGGGTTAGAATAGTGAGCGGTGACAACGATTGAGAGGGGAGCATGGCAACGCTGTATAGAATCGCGAACTGGAATGAGACCTACGAGAATAACCGCACGCGCGACCGCAAAGACCTCGCATGGGTGCCGATGCCGAACACGCAGGACGGCGACGGCTATACTGAACTGGTAGACCATCCTGACGGCGCGGCACACTACGGCGTAGGCTGTGCCCTCATCCTTCTGGCATCCAAGTGCCGACCACGCGGCACCCTCATGCGGGCGAACGGCACCCCCCATGATCCCCGCTCAATGGCCCGGATTACCCGACTCCCGGAAAAAACGATTGCCGCCGCGCTCCCAAGACTTGTAAGTATCCGCTGGCTGGATAGTTCCGACATCCGGCAAGAGGGTGCCGGGAAACGGCACGACGATGCCGCTCTACGCGCGCGCGCGCGGGAAGGAAAGAAAGAAGGAAAGAAAGAAGGAAAGAAAGAACAAGGGCGCGTCGCGCCGGTTTCAGACTCCGATTCATTCGGTCGGGAAAAGAGGGGTTCATCTGCCGCGAATCAGGACGCCGGATTCCTGATAGGCGAGTTGAACCGGAAGTTGAAATGCCCGCAGTCGCTCAAGGCGATCCACAAGCACGTCGTCGCCGCTCTTGAGCAGGGCGTAACGACTGAGCAAATCGCCGGGGCTATTCAGGACGAAGCGAATATCGGCAAGGACGTGTGGGACGTGTTGAAGCCGCTTATCAAGGAGGCGAAGAATGTCCATCGCAGGGTTAGGTCAGACCCCGGCAAGTTTGACGGCATCGGAGAGACGGTCGAGGTATGAGGCGTCTCTTCGGCGGGCCGGGATACCGAAGCTGTATTGGGATGCCGGGCTTGAACTGCGGCGCGACGGGCATTACGAGGATCGCGGCGGGGTGTTCATCACCGGCCCGGTTGGCGTTGGAAAGACGCACCTTGCCGTAGCGATTCTGAAGGATTGGATGAAGCGAAATGTCGCCGCGAGAATCACGGGCGGGCGGTGGGATGCCGCCAAGGGCAAGAGCGTGCCGAACTATTGGACAGACGCGCTTTTCGTGAGCGTGCCGGACTTGTTTCGGGAACTGCAAGAGTCATTCGGGCGGCGGGACGGCCCGCGCGTGCTTCCAAAATACATCAGCGTCATCGGCCTTGTGTTGGATGATATCGGGTCGGAGGCCGAGACGGACTGGCGGCGCGAGACACTTTACAACATCATCTCGCGGCGAATCAACGACTGCAAGCCGACGATTGTAACGAGCAATCTATCCTTGGCGCAGATAGACCGATGGGAACCACGAATCGCCTCGCGGCTGGCGGGGCTGAACGTGTTGGAACTGACTGGCAAGGACAGGCGGCTAATGCGGAACGCGCGGCGTGCGGCGTTGCAGAAGCAGAGGAACGAAATGCAGAAAGGAGCGGTGCGATGAGCGCGGGATTTGACTACGGCGACGAGAACTGGACGGTCATAACCGGGTGTACGCACTCCGGGAGTCCCGGTTGCGACAACTGCTACGCGAAGGCGGAACACGACCGGCGGCACAAGGCGTATCTCGCGGGCAAGAAGATGCCGCGTCAGTACGCGCACCCGTTCAGCAAGATTCAGTTCCACGAGGACCGGCTTGATTGGCCGCTGCACTGGCTGAAGCCGCGCCGTGTTCTGGTCTGCTTTACGGGCGACTGGATGCACCCGGACGTAAGTACTGGCCGCGCACGGGAAATCCTACACGCGATGGGGAAGGCAAGTAGGCACACCTTTTTCACGCTGACGAAGCGTCCGCAACGCCTAGCTGAAAAGTTCGGAAGGGGGTCGGGCTGCGGCATCTTGGAAACGGATTATCCGAACGTCATCAACGGCGTGACGGTCTGCAATCAAGCCGAGGCCGACGCGAAGATACCCGAACTGCTCAAGGTTCCGGGACGGCGTTGGATAAGCCTTGAGCCGATGCTTGGGCCGGTGGATTTGTGTAACGCGGATGGCAACGACAGCTTGTCCGCACGAACGGACGAGTTCTGGAATGGCGTGGATGCGTTGCGTCCACAAACACTTGATTGGGTCGCCATCGGCTGTGAGTCAGGCCCGAAGCGCCGCCCGTGCCGGTTGGAATGGATTCTCGATGTGGTGCAGCAATGCAAGGCTGCGCGGCTGCCGTGCTACGTCAAGCAGGTGCCGGTGCCGAAAACAAAACTGTTTTTCGCCAGAGACGACACTTACTTTGAAGAAGATAAGCCTTGGCCAATTTCTCCCGCCGTATGGGATTATCTGTGCCAACAAGACGGCTGGCGCGTGTCGCATGATGTATCCGAGTGGCCTGAACCGCTGCGAGTGAGGGAGATGCCCGAGTGAACAAGTACCGAGCCGTAAGGGTGCGCAACTGCCCGCATTGCGGGCGCACGCACGATTCCAAGATGGAGGCCCGCGAATGCGCGTACCTGCACATGCTCAAGATGGAGCAGGACGGCGACGTGCTGCACATTGACGTGCATCCTACGGTGACGCTGCCGGGGCACATCCGGTGGACGCTGGACTTCTGCGTGTGGCATAACGAGGTCGAAGAAGAACTGGGGTCGAGCCTGTGGCCCGAATACATTGACGTAAAGGGCATGTTGACGCGGGACTTCAAGCTGAAGCGGCAGTTGTTCAATACACACCATCCCGCCGCGCCGCTTGTGTGTGTCAAGTGGGCACGCGGGAAGCGCGAACTTTTGGAGGGATAGCCATGCTGAGGGTGAAGCGCGACGGGACGGCAGTTGTCATTGAGGTGGACACGGACCTGCCCCATGACGATACGGCAGACACGGAGAGCGTGTGGCGGTTTGGGGCGAGCGAAGAACACTGTGCCGCCGCCGAGTTGGTCACGCGGTACATGCACCGCCGCATACACGACGCGATACGCGCCGTGCGCCAAGACGCCTACGAACAGGGCTGGCGCGATGCGAAGTCCAAGAGGCGGCGCAAGGCGACGGTGTTTGCGAACACGCTGAATACGGAACTCCCATGCGCCGGGTGTTTCTAAGGAGAGAAGCCATGAGCAAGACTAGCGGATGGTGTCAGCATTGTGGCGAACATGCCGCACGGTTGCAACCCGAACATCCTATCGGCGTTGCCTACGAAACGGAAACGCATATCGTCGTGTGTGGCATTCCGCCAGACCTACCCGAAACACACCCCCAATATCACAACTGCGATGCGATGGGGTGTGGTCAGGAACACGTTTTGTACCGATTCCCGAAGCGCTGCTTATAGGAGGGGAGCGAATATGAACGCGAAGCCTGAGCGGGCGGTGATTTGGGTTGCTGAACTGTTACGCCGAGACGGGCAACCATATCGGCGGAGGAGGTTTGCGCACGGGGTTCGGCGGAGCGAGGCGAAGGTGGCGGTGATCCCCGACTCTATCCGCGCCGTCCGCTTCGTCGAGGACGACGGGCCGTGCGTGTGGGTGGCACGAACACCCGACCGATTCATGTGGCAGGGTGGATGTGACGGGCAAGTGCTACCTACGCCAGACGGGCCAATCGAAAAAAATGGACCTTACTGCCCGAAGTGCGGGCGGCGGATTGAGGAGGCCACGGAATGAGCGATGGCGTTTACCCCGTCCCATCTACGCGCATTGTCGGGACGGTGTGTTCCGGCTGCGGGCGCGAGTGGTGCGTTTCGGAGGACGGGGGCGGATACTATTGTTCCCACTGCCAGCGGTCTGTTGTGGAGAAACCCATGAGCAAGTCCATGACGCAGGCGGAACTGGACGCGATTCGGAAGCGGTTACAGTCGCGGTTCATTTACAACGTAGACCACGCGCAAGTAATCCTCGACACTGCGCGCCAACTATTCTCCGAGATCGAGCGGCTGCGGGGGGAGAATGCCGCATTGAGTGGGCGGCTTGACGCGGGGCTGCTTTGCGCCGAGGTCACGCTTTCCCACACGCACAACGACGATGCCAGGCGTATTGAACTTATGGGGATTATCTCACGGCTTCAGGAGGCCCGCGATGGACAAGACTGAGATTCAAGAGGCGCTTGGCGAAGCTGTAGAGCGGAGGGGTGGGGAGGGACATCAAAACGAGCAAATCTTCGAGTGCGAAGATTGCCACGTTCAGGCACCGTATTCCAGCGTCGAAGAATCCGAGGGCGACTGCGTAAAGGACTGCGGCGGGCTAATGCTCGAAACGCCCGAGTGGGGACATTCGGATACGCCCAAGCCCATCCCCGAACTGCTCGCGTGGCTTGAGGGGTGGCTGTTGGCGGCCCCGCATAGGACATCGAGATTGGTGACTGCTATAGAAAACACGCTGCCCAACGCAGATGGCGTGTGGGGCAGGAGACCCGTAATTGAATTCACGCTCCGCTTGCGCCGCGACGAAATGAAGTATGCCGAGGCGATGCTTGAGGCGGAAAGGAAGATTGCACGGCCCAATGGTGAATAGTGAATAGGGAGTGGTGAACCGATGATAGTTGCCGCCGCAATCAAGACGCCGGACAAGGTATGGACACTGCCCCGCCCGAAGCGCCATGATGACATTATACGAGCTATGGTACAGGCCGGGGCCTCGGCTCGGCGGACTGGTGCGTGTCAGGGCTTTGTCAACAGCGAGGGCGAGTTTCTGACACGCGGGCTTGCGGCACAGGAGGCGTTTATCTGCGGCCAACTGCCGGGCAAGGCAAAAGCGCCGCCAATTCTAATGACGGAGGACTTGTGGTGAGTAACGAAATGAACGCATGGGACACGCCGGAAGGCCGCGAGGCCGTGAAGGTGCTGGCGGGGTTGCTGGAATGGGAGGGCGACGCGATTGAGGGGCCGGAATCTAAAGAGCGCGCCCGGCTTGATGGAGAACACCTGTACCACGAGTGGCGGTCGAAAAGGTCGCCAGAGTGGACTAGCGTTGATGGTGAATACAAGTGTTCGTTCTCTCCTGGCCTCGCCTACTGCATCCTGCGCGACGCGGCGCGGCGGTTTCTGCCGGAAGACGCATATATCGAAGCCGTTCCACACGATCCAGACGAGCCGGACTTTGACACGCGGCTTATCGCCGCCGTTCTGAAAATCGGAAAGGAGAAGCCATGAGTAGCAAGGAAGCCGTGGAGCGGGCCAGTCGGACTTTGGATTGCAACCAGCTTGACCATTACGTAACCACAGAGCAAATGCGGAACATCCTCGACGCCCTTGTCGAGCCGGAAAAGCCCAAAAGGATGAAGGGAAATCCATACGCGCCGGGTGCGCATTACGACGAACACGATCAACACGCTAGTTGCCGCATGTTCGGCTGCGAACCCGTGGACGCGCCGCGCCCCACATGGACGGAAGCCGAGGGACGAAATTCCAGAGTGCGGGGATGAGGTTGAAGTTCTATCTGGCGACCCATGCGGCCCGTGCGTTGTGCTGGCGCGGCGCGAAAATCATCTGTGGCTTGAAAGCACAGACCCGTTCAGGCGATTCTCCGTTCGCGCCAGCAAGGTTCGCGTGACCCGCAAGGCGGAACTGCGCGAGGGGGATTTTGTGGAGGACCGCAAAACGGCTTGGACTGGTATTGCAAGAGAAGATAGGTCCAGCAACAAACTAACCGATGCTTGGAGTGTGCATGTCAAGCCCTTTGGAACAAATCAATGGTTGCGCCGCTCTCGCAAAGACCTCATCCTGCTGCACCGGGCGCATTCCGCCGAATAGTGGAGGGGGGGTTGGCGGAGGATGGAACATGGCCCAAGGGTGGCTGTTGACCGAGCGCGAGTTGTGGGACTTGGAGATTGACGACGGGCCGGGGCACGTGGACAAGCGGGTTGCGGAATGCCGAAAGACGCCACGACGGCTGGGGTACGGGGCGCATAACCACGCGGCGCGGCGGAAGCGCGGCCCCATGCGTGATCGCACCGCATCGTTTGTGCTTCCGTGCGCGTCATGTGACGACCCCGGCCCGGAACGATGCAGAAAGGAAACATGCGAGCGGCTGGAGGCATGGTTTATAGACGAGTTGGGCCGAGACGAGCATGATGGCGGGCTGAACGCGGAGAACTATGGAGACCCTCGAGACCTTGAGCGGGCGGCATATAACAACGGTGGAAGCGGCATTGTCAGGACCTTCTAGGCGGACACATCATGGTAACGTGCAACGAGTGCCCCAAGCGGGCGGGCTGTAAGACGTTATGCAAGGACATGAAGGCGGAGTTGGGGCGGGTCGGGCCGGAGGAATTGCCCCCAACGGGCGGCGGACATAAGGAACTTGCCGACACGGAGGCGGGCGCGGTACGCAACAGGGCCGATGCGGCGGCGGCACGGCTCCAAGCCGTCGAGGAATGCAAGGGGCTGTTGACGAAACGGCAGTATCGCGTGTGGCGCGAACGCATGTGGGCGGGCTACACGTTCCGCGAGATTGCCGCAGGGCTTGGCGTAGATGTTGCGGCAGTGTACCGCACATGGCGCAGGGCACAAGCGAAAATCAAGACGTATGCGGCGCGGATGCGGGCTGAATAGGCCCGCTACGCGGCCTGTCCCACCACGCGGACTTACACTTGGGACACACGCGGGGCTTGTTCGGCTTGCGGGGAATCCAGACGTGTCCGCAGCGGAAGCAGTTGAATTTCGGGAGTTCAATCTGTGGCATGGGGTTTCGCCTTGGCGATTGCGGCGTATGCCCTGTCTCGCGCAGCAATGCCGTCGTCGTCGGTGAACCCGTCGAGGATGTCCACGGCGGACTCCAGCGCCGCCAGCAGTTCCGTGACGACGCCAGCTTCAAGGGCTTCGGTCGGGATGCCCTCGCAAGCGTCGCGGCAGGCCCGCAGCCGCCTAGCCAGGCGATATGCTCGCCGCGCCTGTTCCAATGTGCCGCCCGTGCGGCCACGGTAATCGCGCATCCACCTGATCTTGTCATCCGCCGTCGGCCCGGATGCCATGATGTAATTGTCATCGCTCTCGGCGCGCGGGAACGCGACGCGATATGCTCGCCGCGCCTGTTCCAATGTGCCGCCCGTGCGGCCACGGTAATCGCGCATCCACCTGATCTTGTCATCCGCCGTGTGCTTCGCGTCCATCGTTCCGTCCTCCATCTAAACCCGCCAGGCTCCGGCCTGGCCTTTACCTATATTATACCGCCATAATAGCCCATGTCAAGAAAAATTATTTCCCGCTATCACTACATTATATGAACTCGCCACGCCCTAATGGTCAACAAGAGGTCAACATCTGCCCATTATATTAATGAATAGACGTGTTAATAGCGAGTGTCCAGCGAGTGCAGCAAGCAACGGCCCAAAGACTGCGGTGGCGTTCGCCGAGCTGGACACGAGCAACACCACACAGCAGCACCAACGCACCGAGATCGGGAGAATACATCACGCAGCGTAACACAACACGCCGTATCCGCTCGTATCACACCGCACCCCTCGCTGCATCTCCCCACACCGCAACACAGCACACACAGCTACACGCAGCGCAACGCAGCACACACAGCGCGGCGTAACACATACACGCAGCAACACGCAGCAAGCGCAGTACACTACACTATATGGCAGCAGCAAGCACATACACGAGCCGGGGTGGTCCCCCCGAAGGGGGCGCAGATGTATATATATCACCCCGCCAGAATAGCGCGAGCATTTCAGGGGTGTCCCGTAATGCAACACACGTTGTATATGGCGTTCTGGCGCGTTCTGGCGAGATTGGGGTGTTGGGGGTGACTGGACAGGGGGGTGCGCGAAAAAATCGCTCTACGGGGCTGGTAGCGGCTTTTAGGGGCATGTTAGGCGGTTGTTTGTCGTATTGAGGAGGAGGGAGTCATGGTGACGTGCGGCGGGTGTGGGGAGCGTGGGTACATGGCGGTGACGGTGAAGGTGGAGTTTCCGGTGTTCACACGGGAGAACGGGACAATGCCGAGTGAGCTTGTTGCGTATTGGTGTAGGGATTGCGGGCAGGCGGTAATGGACAAGGACTTTTACGTGTATGCTGGTCAGGAGCTTCCGGTTATCATCGGGAAGCGGATAGACGCTGCCGGGTGTCTCAAAGTGGAGCAGGGAGCGAAGGATGCGTGACAGCGAGAAGGCGGCGTTATGCTACGAGTTCTTGCCGCACATGACGCGCGCTGTGGTGGCGCGTGGTCAGCGTGTTGGCGAGAAGTGGACGGAGCCAAAGTCGGTATGGCCGACGTATGACGATGACGGGAAGCGAATTACGGATTGGGGCGTAGCCGCATATTGTATTCCGACCGCCCCCGACTTCAAGGCGCAGTCCTGTGCATTCGTGGGGTGGTATGATATACGGGCGAATCCTGACGGCGCTTGTCGGGATAAGGTCGCGGACGTGACGTGTGACATGGCTGCGCGGGCGTTGCGTGAGTTTGCGGTTGAAGCTGCCGGGGGATAGGGGATAGTGCGTTCAGCGGGCGTCATACCGAGCGTATGGAAATCGAGTTGTGGTCGGCTACGGAACTTGCACGCGAAGGCGGCGAAGGCTGCGCGTTTGCATGTAGACGGGATGAACAGCGCCGAGATTGCCGAGGCGTTGGGTGTACCGACTGACCGGGCGAGCATTTGGCTCCATTCGCCGGTGGTCATTGAGGAGATCAAGCGGTTACTGGCGTTAGCGGAGCAGGCGGTGGCGCGTCCGAGGGAGTATGGGCGCGGGCCGGAGGCGGTGAAGCGGCTGTTGGGCGACCGTGCTGAGGAGATCGCGGGTCGGCACGCGGCGCTGTTTGACGATGACCGCTGGGCGCGGCTGAGTGACGCGAACAAGTTGAGCGCCATCGAGAAGGCGTACAAGGCGATGGGCGTGGGTGCTGGGGACAATGCGGGCGTGGTCATCAACATCACGACCGAGCAGATAAAGCGTGCCGAGAGCGTGTTCAAGGACGCGATAGAGGCTGAATTTACCGTGGAGGACGGAGATGGCGTGGAATCTGGCGGTAGCTGAATCGAGCGGGGAGTTGGCGGCTGACACGGCGGTACGGGCCGAGCCTGCCATTTTGTTCGGGGCGACGTTGGTTGGCGGGTCGGGCGCGGCTACGCTCAAGATTTACGACGACGTGGATAGCGCGGACGGCACCATGTTGTTGACTGCCACGGCTGCTGCGGGGGCGACCGCGAACATACGCATCACCCCGGTTGCGGCGCGTTACGGACTATACGCTGACGTGAATGGCGCGGGCGCAAAGTTCATCGTGTATTCGGCGAAATCCTCGACACAGGGGTAACATGGGCAAGGCGGCGACCCCGGAGCTACAGCGGCTCCGGGACATGGGGCTGCGCGACCTGTTCGGCTTCGCGGCGGGCATCCTGGGCTATGACAAGCTCGAACGCGACGTACACGGCCCGCTCTGCGAGGCGTTGCAGAATCCGGCGCGCACGCGCATCAATGCGACCATGCCGCGCAAGTTCTACAAGTCCACGCTCTGCACTATCGCGTACCCGCTCTGGCGGGGCGTGCGGCATCCCGATGTGACGTTCCTGTTGACGATGAACACGGTGGACAACGCGAAGATCAAACTCAAGGAATTACAAGGCCACGTTGAGCGGAACCCGTTATTTCGGGGGTGTTACCCGGAAGTAATCCCGGACTTCAACAAGGGCTGGAGCGCAGAATCCTGCTCCCTCCGGCGTTCCAGCCTCAAGGGTACACCGACGTTCAGCGTGGCCGGAGCGACAACGCGGGTCATCTCGCGGGCCGTGGACGAGATTGTCATGGACGACCTTCTCACCGCGAAGCCCGACGACTCGACCGGCGACGAGATATTGCCGACGAACGACGACATTCAGCAGGCGATTGGCTGGTACAAGCAGTCGTTGTCCCTGCTGAACGACCCGGAACACGGGCGGTTGCTGAACGTCGGCACGCGCTGGGCGCAGAAGGACCTTGTGGAGTACGTTCTGCGCACCAACGAGCGGTTCAGGGCGAACAATTTTGAGTTCCGCGCAGTCAAGGGCGAATGGGGCAGTCCCGACTGCGTGGCGACTATGCCGCGCTCCTACCCGATGTCGGCATTGCAGGAGATCGCGGAGACGGCGGGCAGCACGATATTCCGGCTGTGGTACTTGAATGAGCCGATTGACCCGTCCGAACTCGTGTTCGACCTGACGGGCGAGAACTTCTATGACCCGACCGAGGCGGAAAAGGGCTGGGCGGAGTCCCTGCGCTGCTACACCGCCGTTGATCTCGCCTATTCGGACAGCGAGAAGGCGGACAACACCGCCGTTGTGACCATTGGCGTGGATTCCAACGGCATCCGCTACGTGCTCGACGTGCGTTACGGCAAGTACAACCCGATGACGATCATTGAAATCCTGTTCGGCGTGAATGAACGCTGGAATCCGCGCATTATCGGCATTGAATCCGTTGCGGCGCAGGCCATGTTGCCGCGTATCCTGCCGCATTTTGAGGCCGAACGCGGCGAACGCCTGCCGGTCAAGGAAATCAAGCGCGGGGGCAAGGCGTCGAAGGAATACCGCATCGTGTCGGGCCTGCAACCGTTCGTGGAACGCGGGACATTGAAGCTGCCGCGTGGCCGAGCGAAGCCGCTTGAGGCCGAAATGCGCGACTTCCGCATGGACGCCAAGCGGCGCGGGCATGACGACGCGCTCGACGCGCTGTCCGACGCGGTGAACCTGTCGAAGACCGCGATATTGCCGAAGCCGCCGCGTGAGCGGCGTCACATCACGACCGAAGCGGAATGGGCCGACTTCTACAAGAAGTTCTACAGCGTGGACGAGGCCGTGGACGCCCTGTTGCGCGACGAGAAGCGCGGGGAATGGTACGCCGCACCGAACGAATTTTCATACTTGAGGCGCAACTGATGGCCCAGCAGCAGACGGCGGACATCCGGTACTGGAAAGACCAGATACATCGCGGCATCGAGTACCAGCGCAAGTACGGGCACTCCGACGACTGGCAGAAATGGGAGCAGTTCTATGTCGGCGACTGGACGACGCTCGGCCAGAAGCTCCCGATCAACTACATGTTCAGTCAGTTCAAGAGTCTGATACCGCAGATCTATTTCCGCAACCCGCGTGTGACGGTGACGGGCAGGCGATACGGCATGGACGCCGGGGCGCGTGTGCTGGAAGTCCTGCTGAACTGGCTGGTGCAGGAAATGGCGCTCAAACGCAACATGAAACGCGCCGCGCTCGACGCGCTGGTATGCGGCACGGGCATTGTCAAGCTCGGCTACGACAGCGAGCACGGATTCGACCCGAAACGGTTGCTCGGCCCGATGATGACGCCGATGGGCGTGGCCGATGCGAGCGGCGAGACGGACGCACAGTTCGACGAGGAGTTCAAGAAACTCGAATACAGCCTCGACGTGCAGCCGGGGATGCCGTGGGCCTTGCGCGTGCACCCGAAAGACTTCCTGATTGACCCGTCGGCGACGTGTATTGAGGACGCGCGCTGGTGCGCGCATCGCACGCTCCGCACGATAGACGACGTGATGAAAAGCCCGCTGTACGAGAAGGGCGACAAGCGCGGGCTGGAGCCGACGCGCAGCGAGGAGTACAACGACCACGACGAGCCGCGCATGATTACGCCGGAATCGTGGCAGTCGAAGGCCGAAGACCCGGAGAATACGCGGCCCAAGTCCATTACCGACGAGTGGGTGGAACTGTGGGAAATCCACGAGGCGAAGGCGCGGCGCGTGATTACGCTGAACCTGACGCACAAGAAGATGCTGCGCGACGACTTCGATGAGTTGCAGTTCGATGGGCTGCCGTTCAGGGCGCTGATATTCAACCAGCATCCCAAGACGTTTTGGGGCATCTCCGACGCGCAAGTGCTTCACCCGCAGCAGGAGGAACTGAACACGACGCGGCGGTTACAGCAGCAGTACCGCAAGATGGCGTTGCGGCGGCTGCTTGTCAAGAAGGGGCTGATACCCGACGGCGAAAAGCACAAGTTTACGAGCGACAAACCGTTCGAGTTCATCGAGACGGACGGTGAGGTCGGCAAGCTGGCCGACGACATCAAGGAACTTGACGGGTTTATGCCGAACGATCTGGCGAGTTGGAGCGAGTTGATCGAGGCGGACATGCGCGACCTGTTGGGTCAGGGCCGCAACCAGATGGGCGAGTTCAACCGTGGCGCGGAGGGCGGGCAGAGCCGCGCCAGCGCGACGGAGGCGAACATTGTCCAGCAGAACAGTCAGATTCGCGTGGACGAACGGCGCGACGTGATGGCCGATATGTTCGCCAGCATCATGCGTGCGTGTGCGCAGATGGTGTTCAAGTGGTGGGACAAGCCGCGTGTGGCGCGTGTGGCTGGGCCGGAAGGGATGCAGTACTGGGTGAACTATTCCGGGCCTGAACTCGAAGGCGAATACGATTACCTCGTACAGCCCGACGACGCGCTGCCGATGACGAAGGAACAGCGCAAGCAGGACGCGATTGCGTTGTTTCAGGTCATGGCGCAATTCCTGCTGCCGCAGCAGATGCAGGAGTTGCAGCGGCACGTCATGCGCCAGTTCGAGGGGGTGGATGCCGACGCCGTGCTGAACCCGCCGCAGATGCCGGGTGTCATGGGCCTGGGTGCATTCGGCGACGTGTTGCAGGGCGCGGGCCAGCAGCAGATGATGGGGGGCGGAAGTGCCAACGTACCAGTTCCGATGCCCGACATGCAAGGGGCGATGTGAGCGGACGTGCGCGATAGCTGAACGCAATCGGCAGAAGTGTCAGGCGTGCGGCACGTTTCTAACGCAGGACTGGGAGCATCGGACAAAGCCGGAAGTGGGCGGGTTCAAGGCGCGCTGGCTTGAATTGGAAGGGCCGGGCAATCCGAAGGGGCGGGTGTTCGTGTCCAGCACACGCGAGTTGGAGAACGAATGCCGGAGGCGTGGGAAGATACACAGAGGATACCAGTATCACGACAGGATGGATGATTAGGAGGGAAAGAAGTGGTTGGGTATTGGGAGACGTTGGATGACCTTGACGTGGACGATTTGCTGGAACTGCTCGCCAAGAAGCGCGAGGAAGAACTGGAGCGCCGGGAACAATCGCGCGGTCGCTTGCAAGAAAGCCTGAATCTTCTTGGCGATTTGGTGTGGATATTCCTTCGCATGGAACGTCCACGATTAGCCAATCCTGAAGCGGCGGCGAACGGCGAAGAACCACGGTACGTTGTGGAACTGACCAAAGAGGTCGCGGAGCGGCTGTGCGTTGCCAAGTCGCATGTTGCGCAGCAGCACGGCAACCCGCCAGTGGAGTTGACGACGGCATGAGGAAGATACCGGAAGGGACGGAAGCGCATGTGACGTTCGACGAGAAGGGCGCGGTGGTGGCGTTGGACGGCGAGTGGGCGCAGTACATGGCTGACATCGTGTTCATCGAGTTGCAGCGTGCCATTCATGTGAAGGCGCTCGACGAGAAGCGGTTGCGCAACATGGCGGAGAAGGCAACAAGGGCCTTGAACAAGGGGCAAGATAATGCCGGAACAGGAAGCGACGGAGACGACGGAGCAGACGCAGACGACGGAAGCGACGCAGGAGACGCAGACGACGGAGACACAGGAGCCGACAGCGGCGGAACAGTTGAAGGCCCTGCAAGCGAAGGTGGAGGCGTTGGAGACGGAGAAGGCGAACTCGTCGGAGTCGGCGGATAGCGAAGAACTCGACACGCTGTACAAACAGTGGTTTGGGGGTGACGAAACACAAGAACAGCAAGCGGGCGAGGAAGCTGACCCGCGTGATGCGCAAATCAAGGCTCTGCAAGCGGAACTGAAGAAGGTCACTTCGATGGTGCAGTACCAGATCAAGCAGAGCGCGCAGCAGAAATTGTGCGACAAGTATGCAAAGGAAGTGCCGGACTGGAAGGAGATCGAATCGGACGTGTTGAAGCTCGCAAAGAAGTATCCGACGTTAGCGGACGAAGATTTGATGGCGCTGGCGCGTGCGAAGCGGCCCAAGGCCGCGACACCGCCGACGCCTGAGAAGAAGCCCGATCCCGCGAAGGCAGAGAGTGCCAAGCGCGCGGCCTCTGAGAAACCGAACTCGGCTGGGGCAAATGCCGACAAGGAGTACACGAGTCTCGGTGATGCCGCGCTGGATACTTTCAGGGAACTACAGGCGCAGGGGGGATACCCCGGCGCGACATAGCCTCGTGACCTTGGCGGCGCAACGAGAAAGAGACAACTTTGGCTTTTGCGAGCGTAACCGAGTACTACAACTCAATGTACTCTTCGACCCTTCGCAAGATGGGCCGAACGGTCATTGACCCAACGTTCCAAAAGCGCCCCCTGTTCTTCTGGCTGAAACGGAAGAACCGGGTGTCCGAAGTTGGCGGGCGGTCCATCAACAGGCCGGTTCAGTTGGTTGAACCGGACACCGCCAAGAGCTTCGGACGCGGCGCGACGTTCGACGAGGTTGACCCGGACTACATCTCTCAGGCCGTCTACTACATGAAGAACGTCGGGGACTCCCTGACGCGATTCTGGACGGACGAGCAGGAGAACACCGGGCAGTCGGCGATTATCAACCTTGTCAAAAAGAACATCCAGATCACCGTGAAAGGTCTGGAGAAGAAAGTACAGGCGATGCTGTGGGCGACCACGCCCGTCGGCCTCGACCTGTCGGGCCTGCCGTACTACATCGCAAGCTCTCCGTCCACGGGGACTATCGCGGGCATCAACCGCGCAAACTACCCCCTGTGGCGGAACCAGCAAAAGACGAGTACGGGCAGCTACTACACCTACCTGCTTGACGACATGCTCGATCTCAAGCTGGACTGCGAAAAGTACGGCAGCGTGGATTACGTCATTACGGACAAGGGTTCGTATGAGGCGTACAACGCTGTGGCGCGCGAGCAGAAGTGGATTACGGACAAGAAGATGGGTGACGCCGAATTCGCCAACGTCGGTTGGAGCGGCACGCCCATCACCTTGGATCACGACTGCACGAGTGGCGCGATGTACATGCTCGACTCCAGCGCGGTCGAGTGGGCGGTGTCACCGTCCGCCGATTTCAAGTGGACGAAGTGGAAAGAGAAGCCGAACGGCCTTGACCGAACGGCGCAGTTGGTGTTGCGCGCGCAGTTGATTGTGGACAATCCCGGCACCTGCGGGGTGTTGACGACCATTGCGGCGTAGTAGGGGCAGGCCCCGGCACGTGGCCGGGGCACCCTCCCCGCAAGACAATGCGGGGTGGAGCCTAGACACAGGCGAAATGTAAGGGGCAACTTTTCATGTCACAACCTCCTTGGGACACCCGAAGGGGCGGGCAGTTTGTTTCGGGCAAGCATTTTGTAACAAGTCCGGCCCACTGGATTACAGAGGAGTCGGCAACGAAGCAGCACCCGCTCGGCGCGAAACTTTGCGTTGGCGATTCGGTCTTTCGCTACTGCAAGGCGAACGAGGCGTTGAGCGCGGGCAAGCTGGCGACGGCGGTGGCCGACTCGGACGCCGAGGACACCGTGACGGTGGCGCACGCCATCGGCACAGCCGACCTCACCATCACGGCGGCGAGCGCGATCACAGCCAACCAGTACGAGGACGGCGTGTTGATTGTGGACGAGGGCACGGGCGCGGGCAATACCTACGACATTGCCGAGAACGCGGCCATTGATTCATCGTCTACAGGCACCGTTACCATCTACGGCGGGCTGAAAGTCGCGTGGAGCACGTCGGACACCGATGTCGTGCTGGTGCAATCGCCGTATGTCGTACAGGAAGCGAACAAAGACCAGAAGGAAACGCCGATTTGTGTGCCGCGTATCGCGGTCACGGAGGCGTATTACTTTTGGGGCCAGACACGCGGCCTGTGCGGCGTGTTGCAGGACGAGGCCGAGGGCAACAATGCGGGCCAGCGGCTTCTGACCATCGGGTCAAGCGTGGACGGAACGGTCGAGTCTCAGGACGCGGCGGGCGAGGCGATTGTCGGTATGCGGCTGTTCGACGCCGCGAACGACGAGGATGCCAAGTACCAGCCGGTCATGCTGATGCTCGACTAGGCGGAGAAGAGGCAAAGGGGGCGCGGGCATCGTTAGTGAGGCCCGCCCCCGATGCTTCAAGGTAAACGGTACAACGGGGCTTAGGCCCCCACGACACTTGGAGCGTTTTTCATGGCGTATACAGCAACGGTTACTCTGGACACCCCGAAGCCGGAACGAGGCACGCGCAACTATGGCCTCATCACCGGCACCGTGGACATTACAGAGTACAACTCGACGCTGGTTGAGATCACGGGCATCACGAAGTTCTTTCACGATGACACGATTTCAGTCACCGTCGCGCCTGCCGGGGCGACCGACGAGGGGTATGTCCTCTCGTGGAGCGCGACCGACAAGGCATTCAAGGCGTACCAGGGCGATTATTCTTCATCTACCGACGGCCCGCTGACCGAGGTATCGGACGGCACGGACGTGGGCGCGGTGAAGTTTATCGCCACCGGCATCTACCATTGATGCAATCTACCGTATAGTGGAGAGCTAATTGACCCTGACAGGAAGGAAAGGGGAGCCATGAAGGGCGTGTTGGTAGTGCCGAACGTAACGATGCACGGTTGGAACTGCTACGCGCGGGAGGGAAGAAGGCACAACTCCCTCCCGCACGGGCTTCTATCCGTGGCGACCGAAGCGAACCGCAACGGGCACCACGTTACCATCGTGGACTTGCGGCGGCATAAGTGTATTGAAGACGCGGTGAACGACACGCTGTTGCGCGACCCGGAATTCGTCGGCGTCGGCGCGATGACCGTGGACTTCCCCGTCGCGTGCGACTATCTGAAGCGGCTGAAAGAGAAGGCGCGGCATGTGACGACCGTGATGGGCGGCGTGCATGTCAGCATCAAGCCGGAAGACGCGGAGAAGAAGGCGCAGATTGACTACATCCTGACAGGCGAAGGGGAGTGGACGCTGTGCGACATGCTCAGGGACTATTTTGTCGGGTACGAGCGCGTGGTGGCCGGGGAACCGCCCGACCTCGACGCGCTTCTTCCCATAGACCGGGAACTCATAGACTATCGCGGCGGGGAACTCTACCACGGCGGGCAATGGCACAGCGCCTATCCGTTCGTGACCGTCATGGTCGGGCGCGGGTGCCCGCACAAATGCGCGTTCTGCTATCCCGTGAGCGACACGGTGTTCGGGCCGAAAGTGCGGATACGCAGCGTCGCGCATGTGATGATGGAACTCAAGCACCTGACGCGACAGTACCACCCCGCCTACATCGAGTTCATAGACGACCTGTTCACGCTCAGGCGGAAATGGGTCGAGGAATTCATACGCGAGTATCCGAAGGTGTGCGGCGGTATCCCGTTCAACGTCGCGTGTCGCGCCGACATCATCGTGAAGCGGCCCGCCATGTTCGAGGCATTGCGCGGTATCGGCCTCGACACGGTGAACGTCGGGCTGGAAAGCGGGTGCCAGCGGCACTTGGACTACTTGGAGAAGGGCACGACCGTCGAGCAGAACTACGAGGCGTGCCGGACGCTCAAGCGGCTGGGCTGCCGGATAGTCGGAAACATCATACACGGCATCCCCGGCGAGACGCCGAGCGAGACGATGCAGACCGTGCGGCTCGTCAAGGACTGCGACGTGGACTACTACAGCCCCGCGTTCCTGACGCCGTATCCGGGGTGCAAGCTGCATGAGACGCTGGGGAAAGACCTGGTGCCGAGCGACTACGCGCAGATGAACCGGCACGCGAAGGACGCGAAGATCGAGGGCGTGGAGTATGACGCCATTATGACCATTTTGAAGGCGGAGTTCCCGAAGGCATTCAAATGACCCTGGACATCATCAAGCGATTCCGCGAGTTTATGATACCGGACTTGGCGCAGAGCAAGGAGCGGCTGCCCGTTGCGGTCATCATATCGGGCCGGAACTACGGGCAATACCTGAAAGACGCCATAGAGAGCGTGCAGCGGCAGACCCCCGGCGCACGCGAGATTGTCTACATGGACAATGCCAGCGAGGACGACAGCGTGGCGGTGGCGCGTGCGTCGGGGGTGAAGGTGGCCGTGGTCGGGCCTGTGGAACGGAACATTTGCGCCCTGCGCCAGCGCGGCCTGTGCATGACGAAATCCAAGTTCATTGTGTTCATGGACGCCGACGACGTGCTGCCGAAAGGCTATCTCAAGGCGTTGCATGACCGATTCACCGAACGGCGCATCGGCCTTGTCTATCCCATGCACACGAGTTTCGGCCTGTACGAGAGTCAGGGCTGCGGCAAGAACAGGCCGAGCGTGTACCGCGAGAACTACATCGCGGGCCAGAGCATGGTGCGGCGGCGCGCGATTGAGAGTGTCGGCGGCTGGGGCAATCTGCCCGTGTTTCAGGACTGGGAGTTGTGGCTGCGGATATTGGAACACGGGTGGTGGGCGGCGTATGCCAATATCAACTACGAGCATCGGACGCACGCGGGGAGCCTGACGGCGAGTTTCCAGAACCGGATGCCGTGGTATCAGGAAGTGCTGCGGCGTAGACCGATCACCGTGTTCACCCCGTTCGGGCCGGGCAGGCCGATTACCGGGCGGCGGTTCTTCGACATGCTGGAGAACCTTGGACTGGACTGGGACAGGACGACCCTGTTCTTCTACGACAACACGAACGACGCTGAACGCGGAAAGATGCTGCGGGAGTATCTTGCGAACTGCAAGGCGCGGAACACGATTTACCAGAAAGACGACACGCGGGTCTCGTACACGAACCTGCACAACAGGTGCATGGTCATGCCGGAGCGCATGGCCGAGATGTGGTCGCGAGCGACGCCGCATTTTTCGACGCCGTTCATCCTGAGCATCGAGGACGACAACGAGCCGTATGAGCCGAACGCGGCGCGGCGGCTGTTCGAGGGCATGGCTCCGAACGTGGACGCCGTGACGGGCGTGTACTACTCGCGGCCTATCGTGGACAACAATCGGCTTCTGGCGATGGAATGGCAGCATCGGAAAGACGGGTCGGTCGGATTGAAGCCGATAGAGCGATTCCCCGGCGACCTGCCGCGCCCGCCGAGCGACGGATGCACCCCGATAGGCGCGTCAGGCGTCGGGTTTGTGCTGATACGCAAGGAAGTGTTGCAGAACTTCAAGTACCCCGTTGGCGAGATCGGGAACTGGCTTGGACAGGACTTCGGGCTGTGGCGACACGTTCGGGACAGAGGCAACCGCCTCATGGCACACTGGGGCGTCAGAACGAAGCATTACTACAACGCAGAGGGATATGTGTGATGCACTGGTACGAGCGATTCAAGCGCACTGAGGGGTTGATGACGCCCGCCGACGGCGCGCTGCTTTACGCGCTGGCGACGAGCGCGGTGCTTGACACGGGCTGCAAGCATGTCGTGGAACTCGGCGTCTATCGCGGGCGCAGCGCGTGCGCGTTGGGCGCGGCGTGCCGGGACACGGGCGCGACGCTCTTTGGCTATGACATCTGGGGCACAGTGCCGAGTACACAAAAGAGCGGCAGCGAGGAGATGGCGACGAAGGCATTGGCTCTGGCTGACCTGACCGACTGTGTGCGAATCCTGACGGGCGACAGCGCGGACGCGGGCAGGTCATGGGCTTACGGGCGCGTGGCGATGGTGTTCATAGACGCCTCACATACTTACGAAGCGGCGTCGGCTGACATTGTGGCGTGGTCGAAGCATATCCCACCGGGCGGGATACTCGCGCTCCATGACGTGAACTGCCCGGCGGTACAGAAGGCCATTGACGACAACGTGCCGAAGTCGGAGTTCCGGCACATTGGGTCAATCGGCGTCGTCGGCGCGTATCGAAGACCGATGGAGGGGGAAAAATGACCGTCGGCACGAAGACCTATCCATTCCCTGACGACTTCGCGGCTGCGATGGCATTGCCCGCATATGAGTTCAAGAGCCTGTTCGGGCGGCAGGTGGTGAAGGGCTGGGACGACTTGCGGCAGATCGAGGCGTTTCTGCGCACAGTCAGGCCGACGTACATTCTGGAACTCGGCTGCGGGGACGGCGTGCAGGCGGTGTACTTGGCAATGTATGCGCAACTCAATCGCGTGCCCGTGAAGCGGGCGCGTTACTGTTCGCCGCCGAGTTGCCAGCCGGTCGTGTTCGCCTGCGACGCGGGCAATGTTGGTCATGACATTCGGAAAGCCTTGCCATTGTGGGGCGATGCGTATGGCGGGATAGACGTTTACGACGGCGACCGGCGGCGGTGGGTAGTCAGTCAGATACCGCGTGCCGCCGACCCGGACGGATGCGGGGAGCGCGTCATGTTGTACCTTGACATCGGCCCGCCGGACTTGGAGACGTTTGCGCCCGACGTGCCGGTGGGCGGCTACGTCATCGTACATGACTGGAAGCACAAGGGCTATCAGGAGTCGGCGGACAGGTTGGTGAACAGCGGGGTATTGGCATACTTCGAGCGGGATGTTTGGGAGAGAACGGGGGCGCATATGGGGTTCATCAGGACAGATGGCGCGCAAGGTGCTGACGGGGCTGACGGTCGTAGCGACGATAGTTGCGAGTCATAACTACACCGCGTTTCGGTTGACGGGCAATCTGGCTTTGGGGCTTTTCGCGGGCATTGCCACGGCGGCAGCGATTCTTTGCGCGGTTACCGTGGTACACGACATGGGGAGAAATGAATCCAATCAGCGGAAGCAAGCTGCACTTCCATCCTGACAGGGTGGCGGAATGGAAGCGGGCGGGCGACGGTACGCCGATCACGATGGAACTGGACATGACGAACCGCTGCACGGACAACTGCCCGTGTTGCGCGGGCGGGCGGTACAAGTCCACCGCGTCGCTCGAAACGGACGCGGCGCGGCGCGTGATAGACGAGGCAGTGGAACTGGGGGTGAGGGGGTTGATATTCACGGGCGGCGGGGAGCCGCTATGCCACACGTCCGCGCCCGCGACGATGCGGTACGCCGTGGACGCGGGGTTGGGTGTCGGCCTGATTACGAACGGGGTGCTGCTGAACCCGGAACTATACGGCGACCTGTTCCGGGCGACGTGGATACGGGTATCGCTCGACGCCGCGACGGCGGGGTTGTATGCCAAGACACACGGGACGAAGAACTTTGAGCGGGTGATAACGAACATCCGGGTCTTGGCCGAGGCGAAGCGCGAGCGCGGCGCGGAAACGACTATCGGCGTCGGCTTCCTTGTCGGCGCGCACACGATAAACGAGATGGAGAAATGCGCGTCGCTCTGCGCCATGCTCGGCGTGGACTATCTGCAATTCAGGCCGTTCCACGAGACGCTCGACAAGCCAAAGCTGCTGCCCGCGATTGAGTCGGCGTATTGCCGGTCGTTGGGGTACACGCGCAAGGACTACGCCGTGGTGTGGAGCGAGAACAAGTTCCGCAACATGGGGAACACGGGTCGGCCCTACGGCAAGTGCTACGGGCAGGCGTTCGCCACGGTCGTCGGCGCGGACGGTACGGTATGGCTCTGCTGCCACATGCGGGGCAAGGAGAAGTACGCGCTCGGCAACATCCACGAGAACTCGCTTGAGAACATCTGGTACGGCGACCGTCGGCGGGACGTGATTGACAGCATAGACTTCCGCGATTGTGTGCCGCTGTGCCGGTGCGACCCGTTCAACCGTATCCTGTGGAACATGAAGCACAACCCGCCGCCGCATGTCGAATTTCTCTAGGGGCACAACATGGCTCTGACGAAAGCTGAACTCGTTGACCGCGTGACCGACAACACGGGGCGCAACGACAAGGACACCCTGATTCTCTCGCTGCTGAACGACGCGCTGCGCATTGTCGCCACGCGCCACGACTGGCTCGATCTCTACCGGGAATTCGAGTCCACGCTGGACGAGGATGATTTTCGCTATTCGTTCCCGTCCGACATGAAAACGCTCATCGGCATCCGGCTGATAAGCGGGACGGAGAGCGAGTGGCTTGAGGAGCGCGACAAACGCTGGCTGATGGAGCGCGAGCCGAACCCGGACGACGCGGACACGGAGAAGCCGTGGTGCTTCGCACGCGACGGGAATTACTGGGAACTGCCCGCGAAGCCGGACGATGATTACACCGTGTATATCAACTATGTCAAGTGGCCGGACGACTTGTCGAACGACGACGACACGCCGGACATTGACCAGATAGATCATGTGCTGATTGAGCACGCGACGGCGCGGCTGTACGCGAGTCTTGGCGAATTCGACCGGGCGGCGTGGTGGACGAGCGAGTGGCGACGCGACTTGAAGGAGGCGATTGTTCAGGACAGGTCGCGGCCCGGCTGGCGACCGCAGTTCGGGGAGAGCACCCGGCATCCGGGTAGTTACTGGCTGAAACCGGAGTACGGTTGATGACAACTGATTTGACCTATACGGCGCGCGCCGGGACGGAGTTGGACTTCGAGATCGTGGACGATGACGCCGCGACGGTATCCGGCGTGACCGACTATGACGACGCGACCATGACGAAGCGGAAATACGACGAGCCGGGCACGACGTGGACGGCGCGAAGCGACCCCGACACGACATGGACGGAGACGGGATAGTGGCGAACTATTACGACACGCTGTACGCGCTTGCCGCCGCCGCACGCCTGACGACGAGCAGCCTGAACACGACGCACGAGCACATAGACACGCGGCTTGACGCGCTGGAACAGCACGTCGAGGACACCGACAACCCGCACGACGTAGACAATGACGACGTGGGGAGTTCCGCGTCAACCCACACCCATACCGTTTACGAAAGCGCGGCATGGACGCTCGGCACCGTTACGGCCCGCACCCTGCAATACTGGCCGCTGGTGTACCCGGCGGCAACGATTGACCGGATACATGCGACCGTGGCGACGGCCTCGACCAGCGGCGCGATCACCATAGACGTGCAGAAATCGGGCGATAACGGGACGACGTGGGCGACCGTGTTCAGCACGAAGTTGACCATAGACGCGACCGAGCGCAGCAGCGTGAGTGCGGCGACACCGGCAGTGCTGGGCACCACCGCGTTGAGCGCGAACGACCTCTTGAAGTGCGTGGTAGATGACGCGGGCACCGGGGCGGAAGAGTTGACCGTAGTGGCAGTCCTCAAGCGAACGGTGAGCCAAGACTAATGTTCCCCTGCCTCAAGACGGCAACGACCACAACCACGACCACTACCACGACGACTACAACCACCACGACGACGACGACTACAACCACCACGACAACCACTACCACAACGACGACTACCACCACGACCACTACGACAACGACAACGACTACCACGACCACGACAACCACAACGACTACGACGACCACAACAACTACGACGACCACTACGACGACAACGACCACAACTACGACTACTACCACAACGACGACAACGACCACGCCAGCGCCGGGCACATGCCCGACCGACAATTGCACCGGATGCGAATCCACCTACTACTTAGACGTGAGCGATCAGGGCGCGTGTGGCGTCGGGCCGTTCGGTGCCGGGTCCATTATGACGCTGACGCAGTACACGGGCGGTTTCCCGCCGGGGCCGAAGTGCGAGTGGACGGGGTCAACCGTGGCAAGCGGCGACTATCGCGCGGGACTGACGGACCGCCTGAAATGCGCGGACGGCTATTGGGTGATTCCGCTCTACTTCTACACGAACGGCGGGCCGGACCCGCACGGTCAGGCCGACTACAAACGCACGCCTACGGGCGACGGCGATTGTCCGGACGGCCTCTACACGAAATTCGACAGCGCGTGTCTGGGCGGCGGCGGTAGTGAAACGTTTCCCGCAACACAGACGGTTTATTCATAAAGGGTGAGACATGGGACTGACACCGTTGGGCTGGGGACGACACCGGCGTTGTGAAGCGTGCTTCGAGTGCGTAGCTAGGCCGGGATACAAAGACAAGTGGCCACACTGCGAGGCGAACGGAAAAGCGTTTCGCGTGGCTATCGAGTACGAATTCCTGAATGGGCCAGAATCGAATTGTCCGCTTGGGAAATGGAAAGGAGTTGTCCCCGTAGACGTTCCGGCCAGTGCGGAGGAACAACGCCAAGCGGCCATTGAACGGGCGGCGTCGGCGTCTGTTGAACTGCTGAAGGCGTTCAACGGGACAATTCCCGACACACAGGACGGCATCCGCGACGAGTTGACGCGATTGGTTGGTGACGGGCACCTTACCGCCGACGTGGCGGCGAAGTGCGAGGAAATCTTCTTTGCGGGATTGGAGAAATAGTCATGGCCGGGGAAGGGTTGGAGCATTACCGGCGGGCGGCGGCGAAGAACAAAGCGAACAAGGGCGACTGCGCGCCCTGTCAGGAGCATCGGGAACGAATGCTCAAAGACATGGAGACGGATATTGCGCGGCGCGCTGCCGAGAAGGTGAACAGGCCCGACGTGGAGGTGTCGAGGTTGTGATTACCAAGAGGGTACGAGGCATCTTCGCGTAAACGGAACGTGGTGCCAGGTGGCGTGGTTTCAACTGACGAAGGCAGAACTGCTGGCGTTTGCGGAGAAGGCGAAAGAACTGCGCGATAATCAGTCCAAGACCTTCACGATCTCATGGCCATCCAAGGCGTGTCATCAGTGCGGAACGTTTGGGCGTGGCCGAAGTTGACATGGGCCGAATTGTGAGATAGACTCCCATTCGGGAGATTGAGATGAAGCGACTGGCGTTAGCTATTATTTGCGCGGCTGTGCTGGCCGTCCCGATTCTATGGGCGGCGCACGGCACGACGCCATCATTCGCCGTCGTGGGCGATTTGCACTTGCCCGTGTCGGACTTCGACGAGTCGTGGGTGGACGCAATCAACGCGACGGGCGCGGACAGGTTGTTCGTCGTGGGCGACGTGGTGCATGGGCCGCGTTGGCGTGAGGGCTGGGCGCGATTCGATACGCTTGTGTCCGGGCTGGACATGCCGGTTCATGTGGTATGCGGGAATCACGATGTTGACGAACCGGGCGCGTTGGAATTCTGGCGCGGGCGATACGGGCGCGACTACGACGTGCTGGCCGACGGTGGCACGCGATACGTTGTGCTGAATACAGAACTCGCGGGCGCGGAGCGGGCCGCGATGCTCGACTGGTTGCGGGCCGAACTAGCCGTGCCGTGCGACAGGCGATACCTGTTCACGCACAAGCCGTTGCCGGAGATTCCGGCGTCTGACCGAACGCTTCCGGGGCAACCGGACATCGAGGCGGTCGTTTCCGTAGGCGGCGTGGACATCGTATTCAGCGGGTATTGGCATTACTTCCTCACAATGGAAATGGGGCGGTATGCGCAAGCGATTACGGGTGGGGGCGGGAATGGCCTGTTGCGCCATGACCGGCGCGAGGGCGAGAAGGTGAATCATTTTCTGGTCGTGCATCGTGGACGCATGGAGCGAGTGGCGGTCGAGTAGAACGGGGCAGTTGTTGGGCACAACGCTTAGAGAACGCTTGCTGGCAATGGAGCGCGTGGCTGAATCGAAGCGATGCGGCCAGTGTAAGTCCAAGATGCTCGCCAGCGACATTTCCGTCATCATCGCGGCGTGTAACGAGCCGGACTTGCCGAATACCGTGGCGAACATCCGCGAGACGTGTCCCGGCGCGGAGATCATCGTCGTGGACGACATGAGCGAACGGCGCGTGGACGGCGCGGCGGTCTACAACATTACACGTCAGGGCTGCGCGGGCAGCAGACACATCGGGGCATTGGCCGCACATGGACGTGTGCTGTTTTTCACCGACGCACACATGCGGTTCAAGACGAACGACATCACGCGGATATGCGCCGTTGCCAAGCGGACACGGGGCTTCGCCTACGGCGGCTGCAATAACCATTTCGGTGCGCGGCTGGAAGTGAACGACAAGGGGCTGCTGCAAGTCTACTGGCGCGGCGCGGACAAGGGCGACGTGGCGCGAACGACGGGCATGATGGGCGCGTGCTACGCGATACCAAAAGACGTGCTTGAACGCATGGGCGGCTGGCTGGCGCTGTCGGGCACGACGGGCCATTCCGAGTGCGCCATGTCCATCCTCGCGGCGAAGTGCTGCGTGCCGATCACGCTGACCCGCACGGTGAACGTGACGCACGAGTTCCGCGACCCCGGCAACGCGCCGTACACGAACACGCGAGGGCAGCAAGACCTGCAAATGGCGTCCATGTACCGGATACTCTTCGAGAATCCGGCGTATGAGATGTTCGCGGGCCACATGGCCGACGCGGGTGTGTCGCGTGCGGTACTTGACGCGGTGTCGCAATCTGCCGAACTACGGGAGTACGGCAGGCGGATACGGGAACGCTGCCTGCTGTCCGACGAAGCGTTTCTAAGATTGTGCGGGAACTGGCGGAGGGAGACAGGTGATGTTGACCGATGACGAAAAGCAGTTTATGAGCGATGCGGCCATGAGGTATGTGCAGGGCCGGGCGTCCTCGTTCAACGGCCTACATTGGACGGATACCACTGCCGACTGGGCGTTTACGGTGGCGCGCCAAATGCTCCACGCGCGACGGAGAGCAATCACAACCGAAACCAATAACAAAAAGGAGGGGAACTGATGCACAGGGAAAGCCACGACGGCATAGCGAAACTGATGGACAAGTACCTTACCGACTGGCGCGGCGAGAAGTACGCCGTTGTGGACGTGGGGTCACAGGACGTGAACGGGACGTACCGCGACCTGATGGACGACAAGTGGAGCTACATCGGCGTAGACGTGACGACTGGCAAGAACGTGGACGTGGTGATGAAGAATGACATGGAGATTCCCCTGCCCGACGTGAGCGCGGACTTGGTGCTGTGCGGACAGGTGTTGGAACACTCGCGGAATCCGTGGCGGATTGTCTGCGAGATTGGCCGGATACTGCGGTCTGGCGGGTATGCGTTTGTCGTAGCACCGAGGCGATTCCACACCCACCGCTACCCGCTGGACTGCTTTCGTATCTTGGAGGACGGGATGCGCGCCCTGCTGGAGCAGGGCGGCATGGAAGTGGTCGAGGCATACGAAGCCCCAATGCGCTGCGGCGTGGACTGCTGGGGCGTCGGGAGGAAGAAATGAGCACACCGAAATTCAGCGTCGTGTACTACTCTGACGAGCGTGCAAGCGGCGTGTTGCGGGAATACTGCCTGAGCGTGTTGTATTCAGCGGTGCGCGCCACGGGCGGCGAGGTTGTCGAGATGGTTGGCCCGCGCAAGTACAAGAAGGCGCACGAGGACATCTATCGGAAAATCATAGACGGGTTGCGCAAGGCGCAATCAGACGACATTTATCTGGCCGAGGATGACGTGCTGTACCCAGCCGAACATTTCCAAACGGACTGGGGTGCCAAGATTTATTACAACCTGAATGTCATGGTTCTAAACGCACACGGGTTTTTCCCGCGCCATACCGCGCTGTTGAGTGGCCTGTGCGGTGATAAGGGGTCGGTGTGGGCGGCGATTGAAAAGAAGTTGCAGGAGACGGAACAGAGTGCGGGCGGGCCAGCATGGGCCGAACCGGACTCAACGAACCAAGTCTTTTCTTCTGTGCCCATTGTAGACATTCGCCACGGCAGCAACCTGACGGGAATGCGCGAACCGAAAGACGGTCAATATCTCCAAGAGATTGAACACTGGGGCAAGGCGGCGGACTATGCCTTCCTGTTCAACGGGTGCGCCAAGGGCGACGCGCCCGTGCCCGCGCCGAAGCCCGTGAAAGTCAAGCGGCCCGACGTGGTGGCGTCGAACTGCTGCGTCGGCACGGACAATTCGGGTTACGTTCGCATCAACGGGGACTGGTATCAGGTGGTGTTCTTGGAAGCGAAGCGGCACGACAACGGCACGTCGGATTACCTTGTCGGCTCATGGCAGGCGAAGGCGTGTCATCGGTGCGGCGCACGGCTCGGCAAAGAGACCCAACCATACGCATGGGGGCGTATGGCGCAGATAGACGACAACATCATGGCAGTATGGGGCGAGCAACATGACTCTAAGCAACTCGGACTCGGCAGCGACTAGTGCGGACAATGCGTGGGACGAATCGGATCAGGGCAGTCAGTATCAGGACGACATAGACGACCTGATTGAGAGCACCCGCAAGGGCGTGCGCGAGCGCGCGAACGTCGAGCACTACGCGCACGCGGACGAAACGGGGAAAGAAAACCTCTGGCGGCACCGGAAGGAATCCGGTCGCAGCAACTACGGGCTGGCCGCGAACAAGCCGTCCACGGCGGCGGCGGGTATGCAGGACGGCGCGTTGTACTACGAGACCGACACCGGCCTGCTCAAGAAATACAACTACACGGACGAGGCGTGGACGACCGTGGGCACGCCGAACCACTCCGCCGCCGTCACGACCTACACGACGGGCACAATAGACGTAACGAACGCCAGCGCGACGGTCGCAGGCAACAGCACGGCATGGAGCGGGAACATCGCGGCGAATGACATCCTGCTCGGCCCGGACAGCGAATACTACGTCATTTCCAGCGTGGACAGCAACACGCAGATCACGCTCGACCGCGTGTACGACGGCACGACGGCATCGGGCCAGAGCTACACGGTGTACCTTGACGGGCATCCGGCGTATCTGCCGAAGGGCGGCGGCACGGTGGACGGGACGCTGACGCTGGCCGGGAGCCTTGCGATGGGCAGCAGCAAAATCACGGGGTTGGCTGCAGCGACCGAGAACGGCGACGCGGTGCGGTACGAGCAAGTCATTGGCGTATTCGCCAAGGTGGCGACGGGCACCTACACGGGCGACGCCACGGCCTCGCACGCGATTACCGGCCTGAGTTGGCAGCCGAAGAAAGTCACCGTGTACGCCCAATATCAGGGACACCTGCCCGTAGTCAAGACTAACCAAGACGGCCTCTACGCGAAGGACGCGGCGGGCAACTGGCTGACGACGTTCATTATATCGCTCGACGCGGCGGGCTTTACCGTCGGCAATCACGCCTACGTCAACGGCAGCGGGGTTACTTACACCTACATAGCGGAAACGTGGTAATGGCGAACGCACAGTTCTTCCAGATCGCCGCGCCTGCGGCGGGGCTGAATCAGGAAGACCCGCCGACGATGATTGGCGGGGACGAGACGCCCCGCGTGCAGAATGTGCGGTTCCGTGGCGGTGAGGTATTCAAGCGGCGCGGCTACACGACGCTGATGAGCGCGTCTATGGCCTCGACGCCCGTGCTGCTGAACGACTTCGACCGGCTCGCGGGTTCCACGACGGCGATGATGGCGACGCTCTCCAACCTCTACAAGTGGACAGGCGCGACATTCACGTCCGTCAAGTCGGGGTTGAGCGGCACGGTCGGCGGGCGGCACTCGGCTTGCACGATGAACGATACATGGATTTACACGAACGGCGTTGACCACGTTCAGGTATGGACGGGCACGGGTAATGCCTCCGACCTCGCGGGCGGCGACGATTACCAGACGCCGACGTACCATCTGTGCCGCGCCGTGGTGACGTTTGCCGACCGGCTGCTGCTGCTCGGCACGAACGAGGACGGGACAAGCTATCCGTACCGTATCCGTTGGAGCGAACTCGGCAAGACCGACGAGTACGACACGTCGGCGGGCGGCGGGTATTTCGACTTGGAGGGCGACCCGACGGGCGCGCAGTGCGGCGTGCCGATAGGCGCGTGGCTCGCCGTCTATTGCGGGAATCGCATTTACATCGGGCAGTACGTCGGCGGGCTGGCGGTGTTTCGGTTTGACGTGGCGGTGCCGAACAAGGGCACGCTCGCGCCGCGCACGGTGATTGACCTCGGCTTCGACCACATCTTCATGGGGCAGGACGACGTGTACCTGTTCAACGGCACGGCGCTGACGGGCGTGGGCGGGCGCATCCGCGACGACCTGTTCAAGAACGTGTCGCGCACGAATTTCCCCAAGTGCTTCGCCATGCTGAACGAGGACGAACATTTGTACTATCTGTACGTTCCTTACGGGGAGTCGGGCGGGAAAATCAACCGGCAGTATGTCTACGACTACCAGCAGGACAGGTGGACGATTGACACGATAGAGAACCTGACGGCGGCGAGCGCGTTGGAACTCGGCTCACGCGGCACGATTGACGAACTGCCGTCGGACAAAACGATTGACGAGATGGACCACGAGCCGATAGACGCCTTGGGCGGGTTCGAGGGCCGCAACTTCCGCTGCTTCGCCAACAGCGGCGGGTACATTTTCAAGGATGACCTGGTGTCGCTCGACGACAACGGGACGGCGATAGACGCGCGCTGGGAGTCCAAGGACTTGGTGCTCGACGACCGTTATGTGAACCACTACAAGCGCATTATTGAGATCATGTTCGAGGCCAAGGGCGCGAGCGTGGACGTGGCGTACTCGACCGACTTGGGCGCGACGTGGACGGAGGCGGGCGACCAGACGCTTGTGAGCGACTACGCCCGGTACAGCTTCTATGTGGACACCGTGGGGCGGCAGTTGCGGCTCCGGTTCAAGAACGACAACAGCGGCGAGCGGTTCTGGCTGCGCTGGCTGGGCGTGCGCTATACGGTGGGTTCAGACCGATGAGGACGACGAGTTTCCCGAACTTCCCGCCCGTGCCGAAGCTCGACGACGCGAAGGCGCAGCGGTATCTGGCGGAGTTGCACCGTGCGCTGATTGTATGGGCGCAGGGCGTGTACGAGGACTTGGCGCAGGGCAAGGCGACACTGACGGCGTTTTCCACACTGCCGACGACGGCGGGCGTGGACGAGAATCAGGTGGTGGTACGCACGGACGGCGGGAACGAGGCGTTGTACGTCAACGTGGACGGCACCATGAAATCGGCATCTTTGAGTTAGGGGCGCGACAATGGGATTCAGTTTTAGCAACGCGCTGGGCAAACTGACGGGCGGGCTGTTCGATTCGCCCGACAAGTTGAAAGTGGGGTCAACACTTTCGGGCAATCAGCGGGGCGTATCCAATCTGTTGAGCACATACTTACAGGAGCGGATTAGGAAGGGGCTGCCCGCTTATGGGGGCCAGCGTGTCGCGCCGTTGTCCGGCATGGAGCAGTCCGCGCAGGGGATGCTCGGTCGGTACATGGGCGGGCTGGGCGCGTACATGCCGCAGCGACAGGCGGCATATGCGTCTACGCTGGCGGGCAACGCCGTCGGCGGCGTGAACCCGCAGGAGCGCATCGGACAGTACCACCAGAACGTCGGGAAATACTGGCAGAACCAGTTCAAGGACTTGAGCACGCAGGCCAAGGAGGACGCTTACGCGACCAGCGGCGGGCGGAGCGGCAGCGCAATGAATCGGGCCTTGGCAAGTTCGGCGGAGAATGTCGCGGGCCAGATCGGGCTGGGCGCACAGAGCGTGTACGAGCAGGCGTTGGCCGACCAGCAGGCGCGGGATCTGTTCAACGCACAGGCGCGAATCGCCGCCGCGCAATCCGACGACCCGCAACGCTCGGCGATGTTACAAAACGTCATGGCCGGGATGGAATACGGCGCGCTGCCGCGTGAATTGGCGCAGGCCGCGCTGGACACCGATTACCAGATGTGGATGCAGGAACAGCCGGAATACAGCCCCATCATTCAGCAGGCGTTGGCGTATCTCGGCACGCCGATGACGACTAGCTATCTTGAACCGCAGGTGGGGTTGTTGGGCCAGTTGCAACGCGGCACGGGGCAGTTTGCGGACACCTTGGCAAATCTCAACGCCATGTGGCGCGGCCAGCCCAGCGTACAGACGCAAGCACAGTCGAAATCGGGCGGGTCTAGTGGCGGGTTCGGGCTGAGTAGTCTGATGGGGGGTGCAGGCCCGTTTGGCGGTCTGTTGTTCTGACCGTTTGTAAAAGAGAAAAGGAATAGACAATGCCAGGACGAGCAGGTTTTGGAATTGAACCCTATGTGCCGCGTGCGGCGTTGGCATGGACGGCGGCAGGGCAAAACGCAGCCAGACTCGGCGGAGAACAGGCCGACCGCGAGCAGCGACACGCGCTCACGTCGCTGAAGCTCGTACAGACCGCGATACAGCAACTCGTGGCACGCGGCGACCAGCAGGCGGCGCAGCAACTCGCGGCATCCGCGCAACCGCTGATGCAGAAGCTCGGTGTGCCGAACGCGGGCGCGGTAGCGGGCGTTATGTCAACCGGCCAGAGCGAGGCGGAAAAATTCCAAACTTCGCTCGGACGGCTCGGACAGGAACTCGACGTGCGCGGAAAGGCCGACCTGAAAACCGCACGCGGCAAGGCCGACATTGCGGTAGGCAAGGCGGCGCGCGAGCGTGAGGCGGAAGAGGCGTGGCGGAACGAACCCGTTGCTGCCGGGCGCGGGATGCTCAGGGAAGGGTATGCCGAACCGCGCTGGAAGCGGGACGCCGGGCGAGCCGCCACGGCAAAAGGCATGGAGGAGCGAGCCACGGGCGAATACGACGTGCGGAAGACGACGGCGGAACTGAATCGTGCGCGCGCCAAGACCGAAGGCAAGGGCAAGGCCCCGTCCACGATGGATATTCAGCGGCGTGTCGAGTGGGAAGTGGACGATATAGACGAGGAAATCAAGGCGCTCCGAGACCTCTACGCGACCACACTGGACAGAGCGGCGCAAGCCGACATCCTGGCACAAATCAAGGCGCTACTCAAGAAGCGGGCACAGGTGCGGCGTGCCGCGTTTGAGAAACAGAGCGTGCATCTTGGCGGCGTGAGCGCGGAGTTGAACGAACTCATGAACATCGGGTCGGGCGTACAGGGCGCACCCTTGGGGTTACAATGAGCCGCTGGGCTGAACTGGAAAACTCGCCGGAATACAAGGCGTTGTCGCCGGACAAGCAGGCTGCCGCCAAGCGCGGCTACTGGCTGCGTCTTGCCGAAAGCCCGGAATGCTCTGCCCTGCCCGACGAAAAAAAGGCAGCGGCCTATCGCGGCTTTTGGGGCAAGGACAGGCCGGATTCCCACCAGCGCGTGGAGCAGTCCGCTGGCAAGGCGGGCGCGCAAGTTGCGGTACTCGACAGCAAGTACTTCCCGCGCACGGAACGACGCACGCCGGAGAACGCGGGCATCAGCGCGGATATGAGCGTACCGGAGCAGCCGTCATTGGGCTGGGCGGCTGGCACCGACCCGATTGCTGGCTTAAGGATGCAGTCCCCGACATGGGAAGTGCGCCAGATGGCCGACCCGTCGGCGTTGCTGGCAGAACCGGAACGCCGGTCGCTTCTTGGAGAGGCCGGGTACGCTATCGGGCGCGGTATCATCAATGTGGGCGAGAATCTTGGGGCGGCGGGGCAACTGGTAGAGCAGCGACTTCCCGGTGCGCCTGAGCCAAGAATCCCGACAGCCGACGCTGCGATACCGGCCTTCGGGCCGTCGCGCGGCCCCGCACCGGGCGCCGGACTTGGACAGAAGATCACGTCGCCGGACTGGTGGGTGAACGTTTTTGGCGAACAGGCCCCGATTCTGGGAGGCGGCATTGCCAGTTACGGACTCGGCGGGCCGGTGGGCGGCTTCGCGTTCATGGCCGCGCAAGAGGGCGGGTCACAGTACCGACAGGCGTTACAGGAGGGCGCGCCCGAACCCGTGGCCGCACTGGAAGGCGTTGGCGTAGGCGCGGTCAACGGTATGCTCGAAATGATACCCGTTGCGCGGTTGTTCAACAAGAGCGGTGCAGGTCAGGCCGTGAAGCGGGGGGCATTGCGCGCCGTGGCGCGGCTCGCCAGAGCAGCCGCTGAACAAGGTGCGGTTGAAGGCTTGACCGAAGGTATGCAGGAAATCGTGTCCGTGGCAGCCGAGAAACTTGGACACAGCCCTGACAAAAGGCTGCTTGAAGAGTGGCGGCGCATAGCGGAGAGTGCCGTTGCGGGCGCGGGGCTGGGTGTCGTGTCGGGCGGCGCGGGTGCGGTAATACAACAGGCGGCACAGTCGGGTGGCCCCGCGCCGGATGCGACAGCCCCGACAACCAAACCCGTTGCGCCCGTGCAGCCCAAGCCCGTGGAATCGCCCGACGTGCTGGTCAAGGCGCTGGAGCGCGTGAAGGCGCAGCAGGGCGAGCGTGCCGTGGCGTCCAAGAAGGAACTGGCGCGATTCAACAAGGCCGCGCAGAAAGTCGCGGCGAAAATTAAGGCAAAGGAGGCACAACATGCCGAAGGGATACGAGAAGATGCGGGACAGCTTCAAGCGCAAGGGGATGTCCGACTCGACCCGTCCGGCCTGAAACCCGGCATGACCATCCGAGTAGACCTCAAAGCGTTGGCGGCAGACAAGGGGAAACACCCGCTCGGCATCACCGAGGAAAGCGCACGCGCGCTATACGGGAAGCCCAAGACTCCCGCACCGGCAAAGGGGTTGTCCCGCGCCAAGGCGGGGCAGCGCGGCGAAGTCTACATCCCCGGCGCGGAGACGATACGCGCACTCGGCAAGCGGGCATCGGACGCGGCCAAGGCGTTCAAGCTGGCAGGCGCGAAAGTACTCCAAGTCACGGGTGCCGAGCCGTCCAAGATTGTGGAAATCAAGGAGAACTTGGGCCGCGAGGTCTACGGGACGGTGATGCGCGGAGTACACAAGGGCGACGTGGCGCGACTGGAATTTGAGCAGCGCATGTTGGAAACGGCGGACAAGACGATACGCACGCTCGCCAAGGAACTGGACAAGTACCCCGCCGATGTTTTGGAAGACCTGATGACCACGCGGGAGCACGGATTGGAGGGCAAGGCGCGAGCGTTGCAACGCGGCGCGTTTGCGCGGCTTCCCGCCGAACTGAAAGACCCGTCCCTGCGTCGCGCGATAGACGAGATTGCCGAGTTCAACTACAAGGCACTCCAAGAGATCGCGGGCGAGGACATCAACGAGGTGCAGGACTATTTCTACGGCATCTACAAGAACCCCGACGCGGTAGACCGCTTCCTGAAATACTGGAAGACCACTGACCGCTACACGAAAGAAAAGACATTCCCGACCTACGCCGATGCGCGTGCCGCCGGATTGAAGATACGCAATCCGAACCCAGTGCATAACCTGATGGCCGAGTACGTTGCGATTGCGAAGCGCGGTGCAATGCAGGACATGCGCGACAAACTCATGGAATCGGGCGAAGGCCGGTATATATGGGAACGTAACGCAGCCCCGCAGATAGCGCGCGAAGTCCACGACCCGACGTTCAAGGACGTGCTGCTCGACCCGGACTTGGCACGGCTGGTCAACAACATGATTAGCGCAAACCTCGTGTCACAGGCTGCGCCGCTCCGCACGTTTCGCGGCGTGAATAACGCGCTGCGCATTACCAAGTTCGCGGGAAGTGCGTTCCACCTATTAAATATCGCAAAGCAATCGCTTGCGGACAGCGGGTATTTCATGTTGACGGGCGGCAAGACACTGGGGCGCGGCCTGACGCGCGGGTTCACGGAAAACGACCCGATATTCAGCGAGCCGTGGTACAAGGAATATGTCGCCACGGGCGGCGGGCATAAGTATTCCCTTGAATCCAGGGCCGTGGGTGTCGTGCGCGACTGGATAAACCGCGCTAACAAGTACGCGGCATTGCGGGTCGCCATGACGCCAATCAAGATTCCGGTCGCATTCGCGGATTGGATGTTCGAGAAGTACATTCCGAAGGTAAAGGCGACGAAGTGGCTTGACGCTGTGGCGGCACGGGAGAAGTCGCTGGGCCGTCAACTGACAACGGGCGAAAAGGCCGACGTACACAAGACTATTCAGAACTTTTACGGCGAGATGAACGAGCGGCTGTTCGGGCGTAGCGGAACCATGACATCGCTGCTGCGGTTCATCTTCATCGCGCCGAGTTACGCCGAAGGAAATTTCCGCACGATATTCAAGGCCATGACCGACTGGAGCAAGGCTGGCGGCGGGGGGCAGTCCCGTCGAAATATCGCCAACTCGCTGATGCTGAGTGCGCTGATTGCCGCCGTGACGACTTACCTGTTGACGGGCAAGCCGCCGAAGAAGCCCAAGACACCGGACGATCTGCGCGACTTGTTCAAAGCGGACACGGGGCACAAGGACGAGAAGGGCCGGGAAATTTACATTGACTTCCTGACCTACGACAAGGACTACTGGGACGTGCTGTACCAGACGGCGCGGGGCAAGCCGCACAAGGCGGCGGCGGGCGCGATACGGCGCGTCGGCGGTATGCGCGCGCCCACGCTGGACATGGCCTATGACATGGCAAGCGTGGCGATGGGCAAGGGCATCCGCGACTGGCGCGACGAGCGCGTGGCATACAAGCACGACCCGGCGCTTGAAAAGCTGAACCGATACTTCTTCTACGAATTGGAGAAGTTGGCCCCCATCTCGTCGAGCGTATACCGGCGCAACCGGCAGCGCAACCTGAGCCACGCGCTTGCGGCGGTGCAGGCGTTTACCGGTGTGCGCCCGACATTCAGCGAGGCAGAGAAGCGCCGGCAGCAGGCGTTGTCCATGATGTACTCCGCGCGTGGCGAGCGGGAGAAAATCGGCGTCATACTCGGACGCAGCCGAGACGCGCGGAAGCTGGTACGCGAATACAACAGCAATGTCAAGGCAATCATCGAGAACGCACCGGAAGATATGACAAAGGAGTGGGCCGATAAGCTACTGATTGACGAGCAGGACGTGGTGTCGTGGCGACGCTTCCCGATAGATCAAATGACGGACCACGATCTGGCATACGCGATTCGTAAGCACACGACGAGGCGCGGAGTTCCGCATAAGGACTGGCGGGACAAGGTTATCGAGTGGCACAACGAGTTGTCGAAACGGTCGAAGGCAAAGAAGGGGCAAAAGAAATGAAGCTGCACTTTATCTCGAAATCGTATGGCGTGCCGCTCGCGTTTCAGGCCGAACAGACCGGGGCGCGGGCATCGCTTCACCTATCCGGCCTGCATTGCGGCGCGGGGATGTTTACTCGCGTGCCGACGCCACAGCCCGCGAGCCGCACCGACGCCGTGGTTGTGGACGGGCCGGGCTGGGGCAAGCTGGTCGAGGAACTCAAGGCCGATGGCAACCGTGTGTTGTTCGGCGGAAAGTGGCCGGAACTTGTCGCGCTTGACGCGAAGTTCCACAAGTCCGTCATGGACAAGGCGGGGCAGCGGCCCGTGCCGGGTGAGGCACAACGCCCGCCGTACAAGCTGCTGGTCGGCGGCTGGTACGAGGGCGGCTGGCGCAAGCCGTTCTACAAGGGCGTGATACACGACCGGCTGCTGGCGGGCGATTTGGGCGCACCGAGCGGGCCGACGGCCTGTCAGGTCGCGCCGGTAGACGAACACAGCCATCTTGTCGAGTGGTTCCTGCACCCGCTGTCGGAGCAGTTGGGCGCGGCGGGCTACGCGGGACTGGTCAGTATCTTTGTCGTGAGGCATGAGGACGGGCTGTACTGCGATGGCGTGAGTATCGGGGTGCAACCGGCGGTCATTGAGGCGGTAAGCGAGATGGTCTACGGCGGGCTGGCCGCGCTGTTGAGCGGGGACGCGACGCCGAGCGGGGACTGCGCCTGCGCGATTGTCCTGACGATGCCGTGGTATCCCGTTGCGGTCGCCAAGCCTGACGCGCCCGTGGCGTTCAAGCTGGACTCCGGGCAGCGCAAGCGGTTCTGGCCGCTGGACGTGTCGCTGGTTGGCGGGGAATACGTCTACGGCGCGGAAGTGGGGATACTCGGCAGCGTGACGGCGCGTGGCAGGCCGGAGCGCCCGACCGATGGGCCGAAACCGTGGTGTGTTTGGCACAAGGAAGCGACGCACAGGGCATACAAGACGATAGGCCGATTCGGCGTGGAAGGCGTGCAGTACCGCAATGACCTCGGAAGGGACACCGGGCGACTTCTGGCAGCATTGGACAACTGATGGGCGAAGGCATACACGACGCTGAGACGCAACTACGCGACCCGCCGCCGAACCTGACACGGGGCTTCTGTGGCGAGCATACCGAGATTGTGCGTTCGCTATCCGAAACTCACGCGCTGGTCAAATCACAGGAATCGCTATTGCGGCGCGTAGACAACAAGCTCGATGACCACGGCGAGTTGATCGCCGCGATGCGCCGCGACATGAACTACCATAGCAAGTTCTGGGGCGCGCTGGCGGGTACGCTGGCCGCCGCGTTCTGGTGGTTGGTGGGGCACTTCACGACGAAGTAGCAATCTGCCGAAAGGTGAAAGGAGGACCGACATGGACGGGCTGCACAAGGCGTTGAAGTGGATTGACCACAACCGCTATCTCAGCACTGCGTTGGTTGTGGCGTTGCTGATTGCCGTCGCGTTCGCGGGCTGCCAGCCGACGACGCAGAGCGTGCTGAACCCCGGCGAAAAAGTGACCGCCGTGGAGTTGCAGCGCGAGGCGGCGGTTATCAAGGCCGACTACAAGGCCAAGCTGAAATCGCTTGAGGTCGCAAAAGCCGACCTCGAACAGCAGTACGAATTGCGCCAGCAGATCGTCGGGGTCGTTGGCGCGCTGGGCCAGACGGCTGCGGGCGGCGGGCTGACGCCTACAGCGGGAATCGCGGGCGCGGTGCAACTGCTGACGCTTGCGGCTGCTGGTGGCGCGCTCGTGGACAACCGGCGCAAGGACAAGATCATCAAGGCGAAGTCCGCATAGGAGCCGCCATGTTACTGAACGCCGTCGGGGTTTACATCTTCATCGTAACCCTCGGCGGCGTCGCGTTCTGGCAATGCGGCATACTATACGATTTTGTGCACTACGATTACCTCACATGCCGCTGGGTGACGCCTGACCCTGTGGACTGGCCGATGTTCATTGCGTTCATGCTTTCTCCCCTTCCGGGTCTGGCCGCAGCCATGACGTTCATGCTGGCGGTGCGTCGGCGCGTGAGAAATCCGAGTTACGCGGAGCGGAAAAGGGTGGTAGCGCGATGAAACGCCCGAACGACGACGAGTGGGTGAACGTGCTGAAAGTAGCCCAATGCGCGCTGATAACTTGGGCGGTAGCCGTTGTCATGTGCGGCGTTGTCTGGCTGCTCTGGCTGGGCTGGCGCGCGTTCTGGACTGCGTTCGCTGAACTGTATTGGGTGGGTGTGCCGTGAGAACCGTAGTAATTCTCGCGGTCAGCTCGCCACACTCGCGGGCTGCGTGCCGACGCCCGAAGAAGCATACGAAATGAAGCGCGACGCCGCGCTGGAGCAAACACATGACCGACGACCTTGAGCGCGACGCCTACAACGCGCTCGGCGAGTCCAACGATCTCATCAAGCGCAAGCCGTGGGCGTGGCTGATTTCCGTCAAGGGCTGGGCGCTCTACATGCGTCAGGTGCGGCTGGCCGAAATGCTGCGCGCCTACCGACTAGCGCGTGTCGCGTTGCGCCGTGCGATACGCGGGCTGCGAAGGATGGTGAAGCAATCTGCCGAATAGTGAACAGGGTTCAGAACGGAGGGCGGTAGATGGCGAAGCAGAGACGGAAGCGCGTCGTTGCGCTAGGCGACCTGCATTGCGGGCACCGCGTCGGGTTGACCCCACCTGAGTACCAGTGGCACGCGCCAAACACAACAAAACACGCCTGGCAAAAATACGGCGATATTCAGCGCGAGGCATGGAACTGGTACGCCGCGAAGATAAAGGAACTTCGGCCTGTTGACCTGTTGCTCGTATCCGGCGACTGCGTTGACGGGCGCGGAGAACGCAGCGGGGGCGTGGAACTCGTTACCACCGACCGGGACGAGCAAGCCGACATGGCGGTTGCTTGCCTTGCCCCGTGGAAGGCCAAGCAGATTGTCATGGTACGCGGCACGCCCTATCACGCGGGGAACTATGAGTCGTGGGAAGACCCCGTTGCGGACAAGCTGGGCGCGAAGATCGGGAACCACGAATGGGTAACGGTCAAGGTGGGTAAGAACGAAGTCACCTTTGACCTGAAGCACCACATCGGCGGGAGCCAAATCCCGCACGGGCGCGCGACGGCAATCAAGCGCGACGCCCTGTGGAATTCGATATGGGCCGAGGCCGGGTTGCAGCCGCGCGGGGATTGGATACTACGCGGACACGTCCATTACTACGGCAGCACGTCGCATTATGTCGGCCAACGCAAGGTAACGGCCATGACGCTGCCAGCGTTGCAGGGCATGGGTAGCCGATACGGCGCGCTTCGCATGAGCGGGCTGGTAGACTTTGGCCTGATTTCATGGGACATCACCGCGGAGGGAACAAGGTGCCGAGACCACATTCACCTCATCAAATCACAGAAAGCCCAAGCGTTACAAGCGTAGAACTCCCGTTTGACTTTGACGAACTGGAGGCCGAGTTTCTAGCCGCGCACACGCGGCGCAACGGAGGGAAGAAACGTGGCAAAGCCGAAGAAGCAGGAAGGCGTGACGCAGCGTACCGTGCGGCTCTCAGGGCTGAGGCCGATCATGTTCGACCGTTATCCCGGCGACAACAAAACCGAACTCATGCCGGAACAGAAGATGTACTTTGCCGAAGACGGAAAAACGCTCGTCGTGCCCTCGGCAAACATCCTTTCATTCCTGTGCGCTGAAAACACCAAGAGCGCGGTCAAGCTGTTTTCAGACAGTCGCTCGTATAAGACCCTTGCGCAGATGTATCTCAGTTATGTTTCAATAGAGGAATACGAACTGCCGCTTCGCCGCAAGGGCAAGCCCATTGTTTTCGCCGGATTCGGGCAGAACGGCGTCAGTCTTGACCGGCGCGTGGCGCGGGTCAAGGGCGGCATCCCCAATCCCAAGGCGCGACCCGTCGTGGCGTTGCCCTGGGAACTCGAATTTCACCTTGCGCTTTACGAGAATGACGTATTTGACGAAACCGCATTGCGCCTGATGTTCGAGCGCGGTGGAATCGCCAGCGGCCTCGGCACATTTCGCGGCGTCTACGGCAAGTTTGAAGTATCGCTTTGGAAATGACGCGGCAGGGCCCGGCTGGGCGGGGCGAGGCGCGGCGCGGCAAGGCAAGGCAAGGCAAGGCCAGCATTGTGCTGGAAGACGCAACGCACCGAAACGCGGGAAGTGAAGGCGGAGGTATGAACGTCTACACCAGCATCCCGGAGCAATGCCCCGTGGAAAACATTGTGCATAACCTAACCGCACACGTGCCGTTGTTCCGTGACTGGAAGATCACCGTCGGGCGGCGCGAACTCAAGCCCGACGAGGAAGAGGAATGGGTCAGCGCGCGGGTAGACTTCGACGACGATATACGCCGCGCGAAGATATGGCTCGACGTGCGCTACCCCGACCCGCGCGAGACGTACACGCTTGAGGAAATCGTGGCGCATGAACTCGGCCACATCGTATGCGGCGAGAAGTGCGACAACGAGCGTGCGGCGACGCGCGCTGGCCTGCTGCTGATACAGTGGGCGCGGGAACGGGCGGCGCAATCTGCCGAATGACGGAGGGAGATATGAAGACCGACAACGCACCCAAGCGGTCATGGATGGAGGCGGGCTGGAACCCGCGTAGGAGTTATACCCTTATACGCAGGCGACCAACCAACAATGGCAAAGATAGCGACGTTCGATGTGCGCACCAACGCTGGTTGCGGGAGAACCCATATTGACCCCATGCCGCGCCATACGGGCGTTCTGCCTTGAGTGCGTCGGCGGGTGCAAGGCCGTCCGCGAGTGCGAGAGCCGGGCCTGCCCGCTCTGGCCGTTCCGCATGGGCCGCAATCCCGCGAGACGCGGTGTAGGCGGCAGACCCCCGCGACGGCCAAGTGCCGCCGAAAAAACGCGCCGTAGCTCGAAAAACCGAACTTGAGTCGAAGATTTTTGCAAGCCTGTGGAGGGAAGCGCGTGCATCCGGAATACCATCCCGACCAGCCCCGCGAGTGCGACGACTGCGGTGCGGTGTCCACGGTCGGCGAACTGACCCCGCAGAAGCGGCTGCTCGACGTACCGGCTGTGTGGGTGTGCCAAGAATGCGCGGCACGTCCCGACAGCCACGCGGGCATCTATCAGCGTAGCGTGGATAACGGATGGCCGCTGGCCGCGCGTGTGCTGGCTGCGCCATATGCAGATCGTCGGAAACTCGTTGGATTGGAGGCGGCATGATAAATCCTCTGCGCCACTGCGCCTTCAGGGGTGAGATTATCGGAGAAATGGAAACCGCGCCGGGTGTCCATACAACCGTGTGGAAATGCACGCGGCGCAACCGGCCAACGTGTTCGGATGAATGCTACGAACGCGGATGCGCCATTTCCTCAGAAGACTTGCTCGACAAGCTGCCGGTGATTCTGCCGCCACACGTCAGCCGCGACCCGGAGAAGCTGCGTGCGCTGGCGGCGCATATCGCCACAGCCGACCTGCCCGACGGCAGCGAACCGCCGCCGCGAAACAGTTACGAGGACGGGCCGTGAAATCCTAACCCGCGCAGCCGTATCGGGTTAGCGTAGTAACATAAGTCCGGTTATCAGACCTTAAAAAAACCTAACTTTTCCCCCGAATTCCCCTTGACTTCACCCCGCCAATTTGCTACCATCGTCATGCCGTTTCGCCTCACTTGGGGAGAACTGCTATGGTGGCAATCGTCGAGGACCACCCGCACGGGTTCGTTCTCGCGTGGCAGCCGTTCGGGCGCAAGCAGTACCGCGACGGGCTGCGCTGGATCACCGAGACGACGTGGGCGCTCAAGCACCTCGGCTGGGGCCGCCCGTCGGGCCGGATGATCTCCAACGCGACCGCCTACCGCATGATGACCGAAGGAAAATTCAACGGGGAAAACCTGTACCATCCGGCACTTATGACACCCTGCGACAGAATGTCAAAAAAATTCCGATAATTGACTTGACACGGGCGGATTCGTGTGGTAAGCTAAGGACGTGACGTGAAGAGTCAAAGGAAACCAAATGGCTCTGAACAAAAAACTTGGTGCGGCTGGCAGGCGAATTTCCCGCCCTTGGCCAAATCGGCCACCTTTGGCTGGACTTTCACGTCACCCTGTCAGCTTGCCAACCACGGGTCGTGCCGATCTCGGCATGGCCCGTTTTTGTGCAGTTCTTGCGGGGAACTTTATACTAACTTCAACGCCCTCAACGTCCAACATTATCAGACGCACCGATACATGGGCGGTTGCTAATCCATTGCACAGGCCGCAATTTCTGCATAGCGGCACGTCAAATAATCTATGAAATGTCGAATTGGCGCATCTTATGGAGTGTTCTGAAAAAGTGAGGTAGGTGCTCTCGGCGCGCCCGGACAGGCAGAGAGAGCGAAATGTGGAGGCCCGAAAATGAACCACCGCAATGCTCGCATAACGCCGAGAGCGTCAGGAATACTACCACATCGCCCGTGGCTTGTCAAGAGCTACGGGTTTTTTCTTTGCAGTTCTTGCTATAGGGAGGGCAAGCCATGAGAACCCACACGCTTGAGCGGCGCTTGCGTGGCTACCGTGCGGCGTGTCGCGTCGAGGGCGAGCGCGTCCGCAACGGCACGCGGCGACCACGGCTGGCGCATACCACGGTGCGCGGCAGCGTGACGCCGAAGATCGAATTGGGGTTCTGCGAACTGTGCGATTCGCCCTACGGCTACGGCTGGTGCGGGCCGAACGGGGAGCGACCGACGATGGTGCTGTGCAATGCGTGTCGCGGCTGCAATCCGCCGAAATACAGGAGGCGAGCCATGACTGAGCAGGAACTACTCTATCACCGCGCAGGCGAGGCCGAGACGGCGCGGCTGGTCAAGGCCGAGAGCCGCGTGCCGCACACCCTGCCCGACGCGGCGACGGAAGCGTTCTGGCATGAGTTGGCGGCACGCGAGGAAGCCGCCGACGTACGCAGCGGCGAGCGTGACGCGACGCGTGACTCGGTGGCGGAATCCGCGCAACGCGCCGAGGCGGAGATGCGCAAGCATCTCGACATTGCAGAGCGCGCCGTGGTTGCCGCGTGCCGGTGGGGCGACGTGGCGCGGAACATCTGGCGGGAATATCACGAATTGGAGGCGCGGGACAAATGAAACGGATTACCGCGAAAATGCTGCGGCGCTTGGATGCGTGTTCAGACCAGGTTCGCATCTTCGAGACAGAGTGGCCGCACGGGT